TTCAATGCAATTGACAGATTACCTGCGGTTCAAAAGAAAGCTAAATGGGCATTAGAATGGATTGAAAAAGCATCATTCGCAGAAAGATTAGTGGCGTTTGCTGCCGTTGAAGGTATCTTCTTTTCAGGATCATTCTGTTCTATTTTTTGGATGAAATCAAGAGGTATCATGCAAGGTTTATGTAACGCTAACTCACTTATCTTTAAAGATGAAAACTTACACTGTGATTTTGCAATTCACTTGTTGAATAACCACTTGGAAGAAAGACCATCTGAAAAACGAATTAAAGAAATCTTACTTTCAGCATTGGAAATTGAAAAAGAATTTATTACTGAATCACTTCCCGTATCTTTAATTGGTATGAACTCAAACTTAATGAAACAATATTTGGAGTTTGTTGTTGATGGATTGTTAGTTAAAATGGGTTGTAGTAAAGAATTTAATGTAGAACAACCATTCAAATTCATGGAACAAATTGCAGTTGAAACTAAAGGTAATTTCTTTGAATCAAGAACGATGGAATACCAAAAAGCAAAATTAAACGAAACTATATCATTCACAGACGATTTTTAAATTTTATAATATGTCATTAAAAATAATTAAAAGAGATGGAGACCTTGTGGCTTTTAATCCACAAAAGATTTACAATAGAGTAAAGAGATCATCTAAAGGACTTAACGTAAACTCAGATGAGATATTCATTAAAGTAATCACATCAGTACCAACTGAAGGGGAAGTTACAACAAAAGAGTTGGATAAATTGGTATATGAAATTGCGGCATCATATACAGGAAGTCATCATGACTACTCAAGATTGGCAGCGTCAGTTGCAATTTCTTCATACCATAAAGAAACAAACGATAGTTTTTCACAAACTATGATGACTTTATACGAAGATGGTATTATTAATGAAAAGTTAATTGACACGATTAAAGAATACGGTGAGGATACAATTGATGCAATCATTAATCACGACAATGATTATAATTTTGATTATTTTGCTTGGAGGTCATTACAAGAAATGTACTTGTTGAAAAGACCAAATGGTAAAGTAATCGAAAGACCACAACATATGTACATGAGAGTGGCTCTTTGGGTAACAAATAACATAACAGACGCATTTGAATATTATAAATCATTGTCAGAGCAACTTATCTCCAAGGCAACACCAATAATGATAAATGCCGGAACCAAAGTTCCTCAGTTGGCGTCTTGTGTTTTACATTATAATAATTCAGATTCAAGACAAGGATTGTTAGACACGTTAAATGATATATCAACATTCTCATCAGATGCCGCAGGTATAGGCTTATCAATGTCAAACCTTAGAAGTAAAGAAAGTAGAATATCAACATCCGGTGGATACGCAGGAGGACTATTAAAATATCTTAAAATTGTTAACGAATCATTAAGATTCTTTAATCAACAAGGTCGTAGACCGGGTTCTGCGGCAATATACATAGAACCTTGGCATAAGGATATTTTTGATTTGTTAGATATTAAAAAGAACACAGGTGCTGAAGAATTAAGAGCTCGTGATTTATTCACGGCACTTTGGATACCTGACAACTTTATGAGAGCAGTAAAAAACAATAGTGATTGGTATTTGTTCTGTCCTAATGATATTAAAAAGGCAGGATTGAAAGGGTTACAAGAATGTTATGGAGAAGAATATGAAACGGTTTATAATAATGCTGTTAGTCTTGGTTTAGGTAAAAAGGTTAAAGCTCAAGATATATGGACTAAAGTTATTGAATCACAAGTAGAAACTGGTGTTCCTTACTTATGTTCTAAAGACAACGCTAATAGTAAAACAAATCACCAAAATATTGGAGTAATAAAGCAATCAAATTTATGTAATGAGATTTACCAATATACAGATGAAAAGACAACAGCTATCTGCACATTATCATCAATGGTTTTGAAGAACTTTATTAAGTCTGGTAAGTTTGATTTCGAACTATTATTTTCTGAGGTTAGAAAGGTTGTAAGATCACTTAACAAGGTTGTAGACATTAATAACTACTCAACTGAAAAAGGAAGAAAAGGTGGTTTAGAACAAAGAGCAATAGCCATCGGTACACAAGGTTTAGCGGATGTATTCTATTTAATGGATTATATCTTTACATCTGAAGAGGCAAAAAAACTAAATAGAGATATTTTTGAAACTATTTACTACGCATCAATCTATGAGAGCAACCAATTATGTATGAACGGTAGTTACAAACCATATGACTTCTTTAAAGGTTCACCAATGTCACAAGGGACATTCCAATTTGATATGTGGGGTGTTGATGAAACAAAACTTTCAGGAATGTGGGATTGGAACAAACTTAAAGAAAGTGTTAAATCATATGGAGTATGTAACTCATTATTCACAGCTCAGATGCCTGTTGCATCTTCTGCGAAAATTACAGGGTCTTATGAAATGACAGAACCAGCACATTCTGCGATATTTAATAGACGAGTTGTTGGGGGAGAGATTATGATTGTAAACAAATACCTCATTAACGATTTTGAAAAAATAGGTATTTGGTCTGAAGATTTGAAAAATGAAATCATTTTCAATGAAGGGTCGATTCAAAATATTAATTTCAACAATTATTTAGACCCTGAGGATAAAAATTACAATAAGAAAGTTAAACGAATTGAACACTTAATACCAAAGTACAAAACAATTTGGGAGATTTCACAGAAACAACTAATTGATATGGCTGCAGATAGAGCACCATTTATTGACCAATCACAATCAATGAATATCTATATGTCCAACCCAACTTTATCAAAGATTACCTCATCACACTTTCACTCTTGGGAAAGTGGATTGAAAACACTTTGTTATTATGTTAGAACGAAGGCGATTTCAACAGGAGCAAAACACTTGGCTATGGACATCTCTAAAAGAGAAAAACCAAAAACAACACCAGAACCACCAAAGGTAGATTATTTGAATTTACCACAAAAACCTGAGAATTCTGATTTTGAATGTTTTGGTTGTTCATCCTAATCGCGACACTAATCCCGACACTATGTCGGGATTTTTTATTTAATAACTATTTATTGAAAATATCGCGACACTATATTTATCTAATATGGCAAACGGAATTACATATGGTTTAAATTTCCCATTAAGACAGAGTCTACAGGGAAAATATGTTTCATTAACACAAACACCGGATGAGGAAATAAGGGCTAATCTTGTTCACCTTTTATTAACAAGAAAAGGGTCAAGATATTATCTACCTAATTTTGGAACTAGACTTTATGAATACATTTTTGAACCTTTGGATGGGGATACGTTTTCAACACTTAGAAGTGAAATAGAAGAATCAATTTCAACATTTATTCCAAATTTAACTATACAAAATATAAGTATTGAGCCATATGTAAATGCGGAACCATCTTTAGGTGAATTAGTTGTGCCTGAGCAAGACATTCCTGTTTATGCGGTACCAGGGGCTAATACTGAAGAATACACCGCAAAAATAAAAATAGAATATATTGACGAAAGTAGTGCTTTCGGTACAAGACAATTCGTTATTATCAATTTATAAAACATGGCAAATAGAAGGATAGCTTACACTGATAGAGATTTTGAAGCACTAAGACAAGATCTAATCGATTACACACAACAGTATTATCCAGAGTTAATACAAAATTTTAATGATGCTTCCGTTTTTTCTGTTTTGATGGATTTGAATGCTGCAATAGGGGATAATTTACATTTCCATATCGATAGAAGTATTCAAGAAACTGTGTTACAGTTTGCACAACAGAGATCATCAATATTTAATATAGCCAGAACCTACGGTTTAAAAGTACCTGGGTTTAGACCTTCAGTTGCACTTGTAGATATATCAATTACAGTACCGGCATTTGGAGATTCTGAAGATGTAAGATACCTTGGAATATTAAGGGCGGGTGCGCAATTTAATGGTGGTGGTACAACATTCGAAACTGTATATGATATTGATTTTTCAACACAATTCAACAGAGAAGGATTTGTAAATAGAACAAAAATTCCACAGTTTAGTGATAACAATTCTGCACCGACAAGTTATATTATTACCAAAAGAGAAATTGTCGTTAATGGAAGTACACAAGTTTTCAAAAAAGTTATTACACCTGCTGAAGTAACACCATTTTACGGTTTCTTTTTACCTGAAAAGAATGTATTAGGTGTAACTTCTATTATACAAAAAGACGGAACAAATTACCAATCTACACCATCTTTTTCCGAGTTCCAAAGTTCACCAAATAAGTGGTATGAAGTAGATGCGTTAGTTGAAAATACGGTTTTTATTGAAGACCCAACAAAACCAGTTGATGAAGCTGGTGTTAAAGTTGGTAAATATATCAAAACAGATAATCGTTTTATCACTGAATATACACCTGAAGGGTTTTTAAGAATTCAATTTGGTAACGGTACTGTAACACCTGAAGAGCAGTTAAACCAATTTACCACTACAGGAGTTCCACTTACTATACAAAATTATCAAAATAACATAGGGTTAGGATTAACCGTTAAGGCTAACACTACAATATTTGTACAGTATAGAACAGGTGGTGGATTAGCTAGTAATGTTGGGGTAGGGTCAATAAATCAAGTTGGATTAGTTGATTTTGCGGTCAATGGTCCATCTTCTGTTATTAACAATAATGTAACACAATCAATACGTGTGAGCAATGTTACTGCTGCGATAGGTGGAGCTAACCAACCCTCAGTGAATGAAGTTAGAAACATGGTTACATATAACTTTGCGGCACAAAAAAGAGCAGTAACTATAAATGACTACAAATCTTTAATAGATACTATGCCTGGTCAATATGGTGCTCCTGCTAAAGTTTCTATAACGGAATTCAATAATAAAATTTTAGTTAAAATATTATCTTTTGATGCTCAAGGAGCGTTAACTCAAATAGTCTCTAATAATTTGAAAACAAATTTAGCAACATATCTATCCAAGTATAGAATGATAAACGATTATATATCAATCGAAGTTGCGAAAGTTATAGATTTAGAATTTGAGTTTTTTGTTGTTTTAACCGCCGCTGGATCACAAAGCCAAGTAATCACTCAAATAATTAACAATGTCACAAACTATATGGCACCATCAACAAGGGAACTTGGAGAAAATGTTAATGTATCCGAAATAAGACAATTAGTACAAAGTATTGAAGGTATTAATAGTTTGGCAGAAATAAGAGTATACAATAGGGTTGGTGGTCAATACTCTTCTTCCGAAACATCACAAAGATATATCGACAACAGTACTAAACAGATTGAATTAATTGACGATACTATATTTGCAGAACCAGACCAAATTTATCAAATAAGATTCCCAAATAAGGACATAAAAGTTAGAGTTAAAAATCTAACTAGTGTAGATTTCATGTAAGATTATTTATTTTACAAAATGACATACTACTTTTAAAATAGTCAATTTGACTATTTATTTTTAAACGATACTATGTCCAAAAGCTATAGAATTAGAACAACACCTGGAATTGATAAAAACATCAGAATCGATATTCAACAAGATTTTGACTTGATTGAAATTTTATCATTAAAATTAAAACAAGAAGATGTTTATACTCGTTTTTGTGCCGATTATGGTGTTGTAGTTGGAAGAGTAATTGCGAATGGTGGGTACGGTGTACCAAACGTATCAATATCAGTATTTGTACCTTTAACGACTGAAGATGAAAATGACATTGTCATTTCAACCCTTTACCCATATAAAACGGTTTCAGATAAAAATGATGAAGGTTACCGTTATAATCTTTTACCTTATGTCCAAGAATATGGTGGACACACACCAACCGGTACTTTTCCTGACATAGAAGATGTCTTGAACAGAAAAGAGGTCTTAGAAGTATATGAAAAATACTACAAGTACACTGTAAGAACTAATGAAAGCGGAGACTTTATGATAGTTGGTGTACCACTAGGAATTCAGACAGTGGTAATGGATTTAGACCTCTCAAATATAGGATGTTTCTCACAAAGACCCTCAGATTTAGTTAGACAAGGTCTTGGTGTTGAATCACAATTTGCTGGACCCAATTTTAGATCATCTGAAAATTTAGATTCATTACCTCAAATAGTAAATCAAGCAAAAGATGTTGAAGTCGCATCGTTTTGGGGTGAGGAAAATATATGTAACGTAGGTATTACGAGAATTGATTTTGACTTAAGAGATTCGGGTATAGAGATTCAACCACAGGCAATCTTTATGGGGTCTATATTTTCAACAAGTGAAGAGGATACCTTAAACGTTAATTGTAAACCAAAGTTCGATTCAGGTAATTTATGTGATTTAGTTACAGGTGCGGGAAAAATTTTAGCATTAAGACAAACAGTCTTCAACGATAGTCAAGGATTACCTGTATTAGAAGAATATAAATTTCAAGATGGTGGAAATGTAATTGATGATAGTGGAACTTGGTTAGTGGAGGTACCTATGAATTTTGATTATGTTAGCACAAATGAATTCGGTGAACAAATAATATCAAATGACCCAACAACAGGTATACCAACTAAAGGTAAATATAGGTTCAGAATCCAATATCAAAATGAAGATGGTGAAGAGAATAATGCAATGAGGGCCGATTATCTCGTCCCAAATATTAAAGAGTATGGTTGGTCTTTATCACAAAATGAAGCACCTACAGATGATACTTTACAAAAACAATCATACGCCTTTAGTTTAGATTGGAACGATTACGGTGATACTGCTACAACAATTGGTAATCTTATGATACAAGAAGCAATCAATTGTGAAGATAGATTTTTTGAAATGAATTTTAATCGTGTCTACACGGTTGCAAATTTTATCGATAGGTGGAAATGGGGGTACAATAGGGCTAGACATTTAGGAATAAAAGAAATAACAGATAGGAGTTGCTCAACAACCACAAACAGATTTCCCGTAAACGACGGTGTTAGGAACTTCGATTTTATTTATTTCCTATTCAACTTACTTATTACAGTTTTATCACCTGTATTCGCCACAATTATAGTATTACTACATGTCGCCGCATTTTTGTACCCAATTGTGGTTAGGTTTGTAAATAAGTTAGTTGATTTTATAAATGGAGTTGTATATCAAATTTGTAAAGCAATAAATTGGCTTACGAACGGAAACAAACCGGTGGGTGGATGTAACACAGAAACTTTAAAAAAATTGTCTGAAAACAACCCCTTCAAAAGAATATCATTACCCATGATGTCCTACCCCGATTGTGAGGCTTGTAATTGCGAGGATGCGTCTTTGGATGCTAATGTTAATTTCAACCCTTTTGCAAATTTTGGGGTTAGTGAGGGTAACTATAGTCAATTAATAAATTCAAACTCACTATCATCTTTCGAAGGATTGGTTATAAGTCCGAACGCAAGTGAAGGTCAAAATAACGGATTGAGACAAGCGGTTGCTGGTTACCAATATTTAGACGGTTCTAATTTAGGTGTTAATAATATGGACCCTAAGTTGGCTAGATTACCAATAGTAGAAATCCCAAATCAAGGTTCGAGTTATAAGTATTTAGGAAATGATGTTACATTATCTCAGTCATTAAACATGGCTAACTTAAGAGCTAGATATTTTGAAGGTGTAAATGTTATTAGAACAACTGTTTCAAACACAATACCAAACGGAACTCAAGTTTTTCCTTCACAATCTTTCACCGATTCAGTTCTTATGGTTGTCTGTGATCCAGGAACCCTACAATTACTAGTGCCAGGAGATTTAATTAGTTTTCATGATACTACAAAAATTAATGACCCTAATCTAACAGGAGCAACACTAAACCAATTCGATACGACTAGTGTAACTGGTACTACGAACCCAAATCAAAACGTCTTAATATCTAAAACAGTTTCATACATAACTACAGGTGGTACCGTTAGTAACGCTAACTTATTATTAAAAATAACAGAAGACGGTAAGGCTTATAATTTTGTTGCCGGTAATGAATACTTCCAAGTAATTACAGGAGGGACAGTTACACAATTTTCAGCAGCAACAAATGCTAATTCTATTAATTGTCTACTCAACAAATATTTATTTAACAAAACACAAAGAGTTTATTACGCTAACCCTTTAGCTCAAACATATTTGGCGAATCCACTCACGGCTTACGATTTATTTCAAGACCAAGAAATTATATTCATGTCTAGAGGGGTTGACCCGTACACACAAAAGCAAAATATAAAATATGACCTATCAGTTCTTTTTGGTTATGGATTTAATCAAGGACCTGTTGTTCAAGGAAGTTATTATTTGAATATACCAATAAAACAGAACTCCAATACCATTATATCCAACAACAGTTGGAGAAATGACTATATCACACCTGAAAGTCACCAAGTTACAAACAATCTAAATACAGTTCTATATCATGAACCGTATTCATTTGTAATACAAACACCATTCAGTTCATTTACTAACAACATAGTAAAATATTATAATTCTACTGATAAATCTAGACTAAATAGTCTTGCTTGGGTTGGTGATTCATTTGATTTAAGTCAATTTACATCACCTGCGGGTGTTTATTCAGATATCGCATGTAATGGTACAGAATTAGGTAAAAGTACCATAGGATTTCAATACGGATCTTCGCAGTCATCCACACAAACTTATACTTGGTTTTACAACCCAACCGCTTATGCTTTTCCTAATAACGCTCAAGCTTCTCAATACGGTTTAACTGTAAACTGTTTTCCAACTATCACCGGTATACCATGTAACTTTGGTATTGGTGCAGGGGCTTGGGAAAATTATGGAACATTTGGACCAAGTGTTGTCACAACAACACCTGGCGTAAATATAGGTGACGTATTTTATGAAACATATATTGGTCCAAATAACCCTGGAAATGTCCCATTGACCGCTCAGTTTAATAACACAACAAACGAATATATGTGGTACGGTATGCAATATCAGTATTACGACCCAACTACGAATCAACTTTTATGGGATGTTGGTGTATCAGTACAGATAGGTTTAGGTGGTGTAGTATTAGATGTCGTTGTAATGGCTGGTGCATGGCAGGGGCAACTATCACTTTGTGCTACATCACCACAAGGTCACATTGAAGGAGGTACATTACTTGCGGGATATGAACCACAAGAGGTGTGGATGCCACAACTACAACAAAATAGACATAGTAGGACTTTCTCACCGGCATACCATTTAGATTACACACCTACGGTTCAAATGATAAGTCAAACAAGGCTTGTTTTGAGATCCGATAGATTACCAACATCAGATATAGTTGATGTATCAGGAAATACGTCTTTTTCACTTCATCTTAACAATAAATTCTTGATGTATAAATTAACAGATGAAGGTGACGTAACTGTAGTACCTAAATTTGACATGCAACCAACTGATAATACAAATAACTTATTAGATTTTGAAGATGACAATACGGGTATAAGTGACGCTGTTTTGGGGTCATTAACTTGTGACCAATTAACATTATTAGAATGTTATTCAGGTAGTGGTGAAAATTTCGGAGTAAAACAACCATGTGCTGCAAATTTCCCAACAAACCCTAAAAAAACAAGGGTTAAAGGTGGGTGTTATTATTTTGTACAGGATGAATTATTTAAAACAATAAAAGACGATTTCAAATACTTGGCAGAATGGAAGGCAAGATTTAGATTTGTATTTGGTGCTTGTCGAGGAGTAATTAGTCACGTATTTCAAAATAATTGGGTAAATGGTACCCTTTATAGTTTTTCTTTCAGAAAACAAACAATTTTTGATAGTGCCGGTAATGTAAAAAAATATAAGTTTTGTGGGACTAAAGACCCCGTATTAATCCAAGTTACAACAAACCAAGGTCCTATTTATTTTGATGAAGATAGATTTTCTTTTTTCTATCGATCAACACCATTCGATTACTCAACAGGTCAATTTATAGGTCAACTTCCTATGAAGAAAAATTTATTGAATAATAACTGGGAACCCGTAGGTCCTGTATATAAAGGAATGAACAATAGAAATTTGTTCTTCCCTACCACTATCATGGACTTAGGACCTAGAGACAAATTTGCAAAAGAAATATGTTTGAATCCACAATTGGAAGGATATTTAGTTGATACATTAAAAAGTACGAGTTATAATGAAACTAGCGACATACTTTTGTTCGCTATCTTATCAAGGCTACTTTCTACATCATTCGCTCAAAAAATATTTGGTGCTGGTGATGCTTCGATAAATACCTTGTTTTCCAGAACCGAAGATAGATTAGACGGAGATATTGCACAAATGTTTAGTATAAATTCAGAATACGGGATATTACCTTTCAATGATGAGTTTTATGACGATAATGATATATATTTAGCCACAAATACGACTGATGGTGCGTTGATAGGTGCTCTATTTTCTGCCATCACTGAAAACAGAATAAGACTAACACCTGGTACCATAACTTTTGGTAATGTAACACAAACAGTTGGTTACCCAAAAACCCAAGTCGTACCGATGTATAAATGGATTAAAGACGGAAATACACAACCACAAACAATTTTAGGAAGTGAAGAAAATGAATGGTACACGTCTTTTGATGCTAACAACGGTTATTATACTGCACCTTACCAAATTATGAGTTTCAATACTACAGATTACTTCCAATCAACTAATGGTCCGTCAACGGGTTATATTTATAACTATAATAATAACGGAGTCCCTACATTTGCCCCGTCAGTTAACCAAACATCAAATAGATTTGTTGTTGGGGCACCTTACCATTTCTATTTTGGACTTAATAAAGGAAAATCTGCATTGAACAGATACATTACAAAATACTTAGTATAATAAATGAGAAAACAAGATGAAATAAGAATTGTTTTAGGTTCCAAAAGGTTCGCGGGTTCTGCTAATGTAGATGAGCAAATACAAGTACCTTTATTTGGTAAGAGAAGAAACTTAGTCCAAGGGGATAGGTCTAGAATTGTTAGTTTGAATGATGTGTTTGACCAAGAAAGGACCGAATCTTCAACATTCAGATTAAATGGTAAAATAGTAAATTTGTTTAATAATACAATCTCTGGAAGTACAACTTATACACCATTTAAAAACTCATTGTATTATATCAATCCCGAAATTTCCGTTAATACAAATGTTTGGAAAGGATATCCACAGTACGATGAATTTAGTATGATAAGATCGAGTGGATTAACGGGACACTTTTTGTATCAACCCATAAGTGCTTCTACATATAATTGGACATATTATGCAACATACGCATTTAGTAGTACTACTGCTCAAACTATGTCATACACCAACGAAAAATATAATGTCACAAACCAAGGATTTAATGTGTCAGATGGAATACCTTTTGTGATGAATACAGGACAAACTAATGGTAAAGACTTAATATTTTTTAATTGCCCCACAAATCATAATTTGAGAGTTGGCCAATGGGTTCAATTAAATATTACCATAAATGGTAAATCACTTTTTCAAGTGTATTCTTTAGGAAATGGTTCATATAGGTCCGAAAATAATGTTTTTAGTGTATATAATTTATCATATTCCCAAAATGATGTTTATGATGGAAGGTATGGTAATTTCAAAAGAATAATAGATATTACAAATAGTGCCGAAACCAAATCAAATTATTATGTAAGATTACATAAAGTTTTAACTAATGTTGAGGACACTTTTGTTACTAAGTTAGGGTTTGAAAATAACCCATTTCCCGTTAAAAGAAAGTTAGAGTTTTCCGCATTAACTCCAAATTCAGTACAAAGAGTATCGATTAAAACGGGAACTCAGAGTTATGGATTTTCAGTTAATAAAGATATTGATATATCATCATTAATTGATAATAATGGAAAACCGGTAAGTGAGTTATTTTTTACCATGTTATATAAAGGGTACGCAGGTTGGTTTAATAAACCTAATCCTGGACAAACCAGTGCATTAGAGATTGGTTGGGAGTTTAATTTTTTGAAAAATGATATAAGCCAGTGGTGGCAAAAGTCATCTACATATAATAAAGACAACATACCTTTTGGGTTCTACACTAACCAAGGAAAAACTTTTTACTTTAATAAGGATTTAAAAGAAGGGGATATAATAAAGGGGGATTTTTGTGAATATAATAATATAGAACAAAATGAATATGTTTTGTCTCCATTGTATCATAAATACTCTATTAACTCTAATAACTTTATAGATGACGCCACTTCAGGGGCAACTCAATTACCATCAGGTTATGCGTATAAACCACACTATAATATTCCTATTAGAGTTTTTAGTGATTTTATAGAAACAGCACCTGTTAATAGTGTTGTCGAAGTACCATTCTATTCTTACTTCTCCAAAAAAACAGGAAACTTTATTTGGAGAGATATATATAGTTATGGTTATATAGATGGGGATGGTATTGGTTTAAATATACCTTTTTTAAATGATGCTCATTACCCATTCAAAGAAGTAAGAATGATACAATTTCCTGTGATTAGAAATGTGTCAGATTTAGAAACTGATTTAATAAACGACCCAATAACCGACGATTGTGAGTGATAAATTTTTAACAAATTTAAAAGTACAAGATGGATTTTTAAATATTCCATTGGAAATCGATTTCGATTTTGAAGGTCGTTCGCAGGCGGTAGAAGAATATGAGAGTGACATACTTAGACAAATAATAAATCCCGTTGTGGATTTTGAAATGACTAAGTTTGCCCATTCAGGATGGACTTTTAATTTACCTATAACGGTACCACCTATTTTTCCTGGAGCATCACCAACGGTCATAAATGTAACTCTTAATCCTACGACTTTGGATTATGAATTTTACTTTTTTGATTATACAACAGAAGTAAATTTAGCGACTATTTCTAACTGGAATGATGATTATGAAAATGCAACTTTTACCGACAGTGAAATATACTATTTTGCAAATTCTTTTAAAGGTAGTTTTTTTAAACTAGACTTTTATGACAAAAAAAACTCACAAACTCAAAAGATTTTATTAACTGTTATTTTACCAACCCAACAAGGAATCAAAGAAACTGGATTTATTGGGTCTCCAAACAACCCAATTACGGTACAAGTCCAAAAACCTAAATTTAGATTGGATTATATGGGGGCAAATAAAGAGGGATTCTTCATTTATTTCCTAAAAGATAAATCTATATTCAACTTAGACTCTTTTTATGTATCATGTAAATTTTTTAATGCTAAAATTGGTCAGTTTGTAAGAATGTTAAATGTTCCACAATCCAATTTTGTAGGTCCTGGAATTTTTAATGTTAATAAAGAAGATACGTTTTATTACAAATATGTTTTGAATTACAATAATTTCAAATATGCTGTTTATAATGAATCACCTAATGGTAGTTTATCGAGAGTCGGTACATCTATTAACCCAATAAAATGGTACGAATATGTTAATCCATAATGAATCCTGAAAAAATTAATATAGTAATATCACCTGAAGTTCTCAGAGACGACTTGTTTGAAGAAATATACCAAACACAAACATTTGATGTGTATTCTGGATTGAGTTATGTGTTGAGTGGTGGTACGGGTGGAACCTCATTACTAACCGGACTTACTATACCGATTCTATTAACGTCAAATTATAATGATATTGGTTACTATTCACCATTCGAAGGATTCATTAATCAAAAAGATGTGGTAACAAATTTTGTCATTTCTGGTGACCCTATAAATTCCTATCAGGTTCACATATATAATAGTGCGGGGTATAATTTTCAAAACTATTTACAAGTTTCATCCTATTATGTTTCATGGGGTGACGGGTCAACAAGTTCAACACTGTCAATAAATAACCCAATCCAATCTCATATTTACCCAAGTACTCCACAAAACTATACTATAACCTTAACACAATCTAATATGTTTGGTATAACTACAGTTCAACAACCCGTTACTTTACCATTCACAGGAGTGACAGTAACCAATCAATTAGGTAATATAAATTTTACTCCTCAAGGAGGAAGTTGGTCAGGGGTACAATTAAGTTTGGACTATATTTTTACTGGTGACTCAAACAATAACTTGAATCAACAGATATCAAGTGCTTTTACGACGGTGCCGTTTCAAGTATCAGGATATACGAACTCACAATTAGAACTTTTAAGAAGATGGGGACCACAACCTTTTACTGTTGGTTATATAACCCAATTATCTAATGGAGGGATAGGGTATG